CGCTCGACAGCGTGCCGGGGCTGATTGTGACAAACTGGGTGGAGGTGAGGCTTGGTTGAGCGCGTACCCACTGGACCAATCTGCCGAGATCTCGACGAGGCGCTTTATTCAGCGCCGATCCATTGCAATACAGCACTCGCTTCTCCCGAGCTATGAACGCGAAACTTCAATTCCCCGCGCGAAGTTTCTTCGGAAGTGGGAAAACGCTCTTTGGTTTCGCCCCGATCAATAAGTCCAGCATTCAAGGCAGGCTTTCGAAAATACCACAGAACCCACTTCTGATTAAGGACCGCTGAGTATAGCCAGTCGCCTTTCGCTTCGAAACGAAGTTCGCGTTCTATGTATCCATGTCCGGCCGGACGCACCGTGGTGCCGTCAAGGAATTGAGCATGGGCGAAAGCCAAATAGGCATCTCGGACAGCTCCGTCTACGGCTACTGCATCTCGTAGCTGTTCTTCCAATCGATGCGCGTCAAGCAGCATTCGTTTCCTTCCGCCAATTGGTTTTGCGTGGCCTTCATTAAACAAACCACCCTCTAAACAAACGTCAAGAGCGGAGTTGACCGACAGACCATGGCCAGTGTCCGAGAAACCATCCTCACCGCGCTGCACGCGCGGCTCTCAACGCTACCCGCTACCGCCCTGCGCGGTGAGGTGCTGCCCGAGCGCGTCCCGGCCGAGGGCTTGCTGATCCTGCGCGACGGTGAACCGGGGGAGCCGGAGGTGACGCTGTCGCCGCTCGCGTACCACTACCAGCACCGCGCCGAGATCGAGGCAGTCGTGCAGGGCACCGACCGCGACGCGGCCTTTGATACCCTGACCGCCAGCATCGGCGCCGCGATTGCAGCAGACCGGACGCTGGGCGGCCTCTGTGACTGGGTCGAGGCGGAAGCGCCACGCCCGGTCGATCTGCCCATCGAGGGTGCTACCAGCCTGAAGGCCGCCGTCATTCCGGTGGTGCTGCACTATTCCACGGCCGATCCACTCGGCTGATCCCGACAACCCGAGGAGAACACGATGGCACGAGCCCAAGGGGCGCGGGCGCAGATGGCGCTTGCGTTCGAGACGACTTATGGAACGCCGCCGGTGGGCGGGTTCACAAAGATGCCGTTTGCCAGCACGTCGCTCGGCGCGGAGCAGCCGCTGCTCAATTCGGAATTGCTGGGATACGGCCGCGATCCGCTCGCCCCGATCAAGGATGCAGTCACGGCTGACGGCGATGTCGTCGTGCCGCTGGACGCGGAGGCCTTCGGGTTCTGGCTGAAAGCTGCGTTTGGTGACGCAACCACGACTGGCACCGGACCCTGGACGCATGAATTCCAGTCAGGGTCCTGGGCACTGCCCAGCATGTCCATTGAGACCGGCATGCCCGAGGTGCCGCGTTTTGCGATGTATTCGGGCTGCGTACTCGATCAGATCAACTGGCAAATGCAGCGATCTGGCCTGCTGACCGCGACGGCGCGGCTGGTGGCACAGGGGGAGACGGTTGGCACGACGACCAGCGCAGGCACGCCCGCCGCTCTCGAATTGCAGCGCTTCGGTCATTTCAACGGGGCGATCACGCGGAACGGCTCGGCGCTCGGCAACGTGGTCTCGGCCGATATCACGTACGCCAACAATCTCGACCGGATCGAGACCATCCGGTCTGACGGCCGTATCGATGGGGCAGACCCGTCCATTGCAGCGCTGACCGGCTCCATCGAGGTGCGGTTCGCCGACCAGACGCTGGTGACGCAGGCGATCAACGGCGATCCCTGCGAGCTCGAGTTCGCCTACGTCTTGCCCTCTGGCGAAAGCTTCACTTTCACCGTGCACGCGGTCTATCTGCCGCGCCCGCGCATCGAGATTTCCGGGCCGCAGGGCGTCCAGGCGACCTTCAACTGGCAGGCCGCGCGCGACAGCACGGTCGGCCGGATGTGCACTGCCACCCTGATCAACGACATAGAGGTATACTGATGCTGACGCTCGATCTTACGAACGCGCCGCGCTGGCATGATCTCGCACCCGGGGTGCGTGTGCAGCTGCGCCCCCTGACCACCGCGCTGATGGTGGCAACCCGTGGCGATGCGGCTGTCGAGGCGGTCCCTGTAGACGCTTCCGACGAGGAACGCGCTGTCGCCTTCGCCAAGGCGCTGGCGCGCCGGGCAGTTCTCACTTGGGAGGGCATTGGCGACGCCGATGGCAACGTGATCGTCCCCAGCCCCGAGGCTATCGACGCGCTGCTCGATATCTGGCCGATCTTCGAGGCCTTCCAGCTGACCTACGTTTCCAAAGGCCTGCTGCTGGAACAGGAAAAAAACGTCTCCGCGCTCTCGCCGAGTGGTCCTTCGGCGGGGGCGAGCGCTACTGCGAAGCGTGCGAAGCGTGCGAAGCGACCTGCGAAACCTGCCCGGCACGGCTGAACCAGCCTTCGACATTCGAGGGCTGGCAGGTCTGGGACTTGGTCGGCCGTCTTGGCGGCCAGCTTCGCGTGCTGCCGGGCGCGGTGATTGGCTGGGACATGTCGGCGGTGCTTGCCCTCGGTGATGCGCTTGGCATCCCGCCTCTGGCGATGGCCGAACTTCTGCCCGCCGTTGAGGCAGTGATGGTCGCAAAACTTAACGAACAGATGGATCATTCCAATGGCTGAGAAACGCGTATCCGTTCGCCTTGCAGCGGTGGGCGGCCGACAGGTGCGTGCTGAGCTGGAAGGTGTCGGTGAGGCCGGAGCGCGCGGCTTCGGTCGGCTCAGCCGGGAGATGGAAGCGGCCAACACCCGCCTCGCGGCGTTCTCGCGACGTGTCGCGATCGCTGCCGCTGCCGCCGTGGCCGCCGCCGCTGCTGCTGGCGTGGCGATGGTGCGTTCCGGGCTGCAAACGGTGGATGCGCAGGCCAAGCTGGCTCAGTCTCTCGGGACCACAGTCGCCTCGATCCAGACCCTCGAGCGGGCGGGCGAACTGGCGGGCGTCTCGATGTCAGGCATTGAACAGGCGACGAAGGACCTCACGCGCCGTCTCAGTCAGGCGGCCGCCGGGACCGGACCTGCTGCCGACGCGCTGGACCGGCTTGGGCTTTCTGCGACAGACCTGATCGCCCTGCCACTCGACCAGCGTGTGGGTGCGATCAACGCCGCCATCGAGAGTTTTGTGCCTGCCGCCGAACGGGCAGCCGTTGCTGGTCAGCTCTTCGGCGAGGAAGGCTCCATCGCCATGTCGCGGATCGATACGGCGACGCTGCGCCAGGCGACCGAGGACGTCCTCGCGTTCGGTGTCGTCGTGTCCGAGCAAGACGCCGACCAGATCGAGCGGACGAACGATGCCATATCCCGGCTTGGCCTGATCTGGCGCGGGCTCTCGAACCAGCTGGCGGTCGCTGCGGCACCCGCGTTGGAAGCGGTCGCGAATGCCATGGCAGCCGTGGCAAGCCGCACCGGTCCGCTCGGCATCGCGATCCGGGGCCTATTCGACAACATCGGCCGATTGACCACTTATGCCGCCACCTTTGTGGCCTTTCTTGCAGGGCGTTGGGTCGCTGGAATGGCCGTGGCGGCCTTGTCGGTGCGCGGTCTCGCCACAGCGCTGGTCCTGCTGCGCGGCGCGTTGATCCGCACCGGCATCGGGGCGCTGATCGTCGGTGCAGGTGAGTTGATCTACCAGTTCACCCGCCTTGTGTCGGGCGCGGGCGGATTTGGCGAAGCGATGTCCCTCCTGAAGGACCTCGCCGTCGAAGTCTGGGACCGCATCAAGATGGGGGCTGCGGCGGCGGGCGCTGCCGCCACGGCGATGTTCTTCGATCTGAAGGCCGATGCCGCCTCCGGCATGCAGAGCGCCATCGAGAGCGTCGTGGCTTTTGGCAACACGGCTGCAAACACGTTTGAGGGGGCCTATGAGGCGATCAAGGCGATCTGGGGCCTGCTCCCGGCGGCCATCGGCGATTTGGCGTTTCAGGCGGCCAACAGCCTGATCGATGGCGTCGAGGCAATGCTGAACGGCGTCGTCTCGCGCATCAACGGCTTCATTGGCGGTATCAATCAGGGGCTGGAAGCGCTTGGGTCCGAACGGCGCATCTCGATCATTCCCGATCTTGAGTTGGGTCAGATCGAGAACCGTTTTGAGGGTGCAGCGACGGCTGCGACCACCGCTGCACAGGCAGCGTTCGACCGGGCTTTTGAGGACAACCCGCTCACGGCCCCCGATCTCGGGCTCACCCAGGCGGCCAATACTGCACTTGCCACGGCCAACACGTATCGCGGTGCGGCACGCGACTTGGCCGAGGGCGCGCGTGCGCCGCTCGCCAGTTGGCAGGCCCTGCGTGACGCGGTGCAGGGCAGCAGTGAGGGTGGCGCAGACGCGCTGACCGAAGCAACGGACGCGGCTGAGCGTCTGGAGACCACCCTTGGCGATGCTGGCCGGGCGGCCACTGGCGCTGGTGCTGCGGTCGGGGCTGCTGCCGCTGCCGCCGAACCCGACACCGAAGCCGCCGTCACCGGCTGGCAGGCGGTCACCGCAGCGCTCAGCGACTATGCCAGCAAGGCACGCGACGTTGGCGGGGACATCGGCCAAGCGCTGGTCGGCGCATTCCAGTCGGCAGAGAATGCGGTAGCCACGTTCGTGAAGACCGGCAAGCTGGACTTCCGCGATCTGGTCACCTCACTGTTGGCTGATCTCGCCAAGCTGGCGGCGCGGCGGTTTATCCTCGGGCCGATCGCCAACGCGCTTTCCGGCGCGCTTGGCGGTGCGGGTGGTATCTTCGCGAACATCCTGCATGCGGGCGGCATGGTCGGCGCCTCTTCGCCGGGCCGGATGGTCCCGGCCATAGCCTTCGCGGCTGCGCCCCGGATGCATTCTGGCGGTGTGGCGGGGCTGCGCCACGATGAAGTGCCCGCCATCCTGCAGCGCGGCGAGCGGGTGCTGTCTCGGCGCGAGACGCAGAGCTACGGCGCAGGCGGAGGGGTCAACGTCACCATCATGGCCCGCGACGCCGAGAGCTTTCGGCAGTCCCGCACGCAAGTCGCGGCCGACATCGCCCGCGCCGTGTCGATGGGTCGGAGGGGCATGTGATGGCATTTCATGAGGTCCGATTTCCGGACAACATCAGCCGGGGCGCACGCGGCGGGCCTGAACGCCGCACCCAGATCGTCGAACTGGCCAGCGGCGACGAGGAGCGCAACGCGAGCTGGGCGAATTCGCGCCGCCGCTACGATGTAGCCTACGGCATCCGCAGGGCCGACGATCTGGCCGCCGTCGTCGCCTTCTTCGAGGCGCGCAACGGGCGGCTGCACGGCTTCCGGTTCAAGGACTGGGGCGACCACAAGTCCTGTCTGCCCTCGGGAACGCCATCGCCCACGGATCAGGCGATCGGGACCGGCGACGGCACGGTGACCGACTTCCAGCTAGTGAAGCGCTACGCCTCTGGCGCTCAATCCTGGACCCGGACAATCGCAAAGCCGGTGACAGGCAGCGTGCGCATTGCGGTCGGCGGGGTGGAGCAACCCTCGGGCTGGTCGGTCGACACGACCACTGGACTCGTCAACTTCGACACTGCGCCGGGATCCGGCGTCGCGATCACCGCAAGCTTCGAGTTCGACGTGCCGGTCCGCTTCGACAGCGACGCCCTCGATGTGACGCACGACATCGAACGACTGGGCTCGATCACCTCCATTCCACTTCTGGAGCTCCGCCGATGAAAAGCATTACCCCCGATCTGCGGGCCCATCTCGACAATGGGACGACGACGCTTTCCTGGTGCTGGCGGATCATCCGCGCGGACGATGTAACCTTTGGCTTCACCGACCACGACCTGACACTCACCTTCGACGGCACCGATTTCGAGCCAGAGAGCGGGCTGACGGCGTCCGAGGTCCGCTCAGGCTCGGACCTGTCGGTCGACGCACAGGACGCCGAGGGCGTGCTGACCTCGGACCGCATCACCGAGACCGACATTTTCGATGGCCGCTGGGACAACGCGGAGGTCGAGGTCTGGCGCGTGAACTGGGCGGACACCGGCCAGCGCGTGCTGATGCGCCGGGGTGCCATCGGCCAGATCCGGCGCGGACGGCTGGCCTTTGTTGCCGAGGTCCGCAGCCTCGCGCATGTGCTGGGCCAAACGGTCGGGCGGACGTTTCAGGCGACCTGCGACGCCGCGCTCGGGGATGCGCGCTGCGGGGTCGATCTGGAGGACCCCGCATTCAAGGGGACGGGCACCGTCATCGATCTTCTGCGCGACCGCGCCTTCACCGCCTCGGGTCTCGGCGGCTCCGATTCCGGCTGGTTCACCTTTGGCACGCTGGACTGGACGAGTGGGGCGAATGCGGGGCGGCGCACCGAGGTGTTGGGCCATGACGTGACGGACGGTATTGCAGTGCTCACGCTGCTCGAGGCGCCAGTGCGCGCGATCGCCGAGGGCGACGCCTTCACCATCCATGCGGGCTGCGACAAGCGGATGGAGACCTGCGAGGCGAAGTTCGCCAACACCGCCAACTTCCGCGGCTTCCCGCACATCCCCGGCCAGGACGCGGTGCTCCGCTACGCCACCAAGGATGGTGGGCACGAGGGAGGCGTGCTGTGACGCAACCCCTCGCATGGGCCGAACCCGCGCGCGTCATCGCGATCGCGCGGGCCTGGCTGGGCACACCGTACCACGACCAGGCGAGCCTCCGGGGCGTCGGCTGCGATTGCCTCGGGCTCGCGCGGGGCGTCTGGCGCGAAGTCGTTGGCCCCGAGCCATTCCCGATCCCGCCCTACAGCCGCGACTGGGGCGAGACTGGCCCCCGCGAAGTGCTGGCCGAGGGTGCTCGGCGCATGATGCCGGAAATCGCTGCTTCTGAGGCTGGTCCCGGCGCGCTGGTGTTCTTCCGCATGAAGACCCGCGCCATCGCCAAGCATGTTGGGATCATGACCGGAGCCGAGACCTTCTTGCATGCCTATGAGCGCCTCGGCGTGATCGAGGAACCGCTGACTCCGTCCTGGCGGCGGCGCATCGCCTTCGCCTTCCTGTTCCCGCAACGCTGAGACCCCCACATGGCCACACTCGTTCTCGGTGCCGCAGGTGCTGCCATTGGCGGCAGCATTGGCGGCGCGATCCTCGGCGTCAGTGCCGCCACCATCGGTGGCTTCATCGGCTCGACCATCGGCTCGGTCGTTGACAGCTGGATCATCTCGTCACTCGCGCCGACCCAGCGGATCGAGGGCGCGCGGATGGACAACCTGCGCATCACCTCGGCCACCGAAGGAGCGGTGATCCCGCGCCTCTATGGCCGCATGCGGATCGGCGGCAACATCGTCTGGGCAACGGACTTCCGCGAGGAGACCAAGACCACCACGCAGGGTGGTGGCAAGGGCGGCGGGGGTGGTGGCAAGGTCAAGACCACCGAATACTTCTACTATGCGAGCTTTGCGGTCGCGCTCTGCGAGGGGCCAATCACCGGCATCGGACGCATCTGGGCCGACGGCAAGCTGCTGGACACCGCCGGGATCATCTGGCGCTGGTATCCGGGAGACGAGAACCAGACCGCCAATCCGTTCATTGCAGCGAAGATGGGCGCGGCCAACACGCCCGCCTATCGCGGCACGGCTTATGTCGTTTTCGAGGACCTGCCGCTGGGGAACTACGGCAACCGTATCCCGCAACTGAGTTTCGAGGTGTTCCGCCCGCTGGCCGATCCGGACACAGCGGAGGGGCTGACTCAGGCGGTCACCATGATCCCGGCATCCGGCGAGTTCGCTTATGCCACGCAGGGTATTCGCAAGGGCGGCAGTGGATCGCAAACTCCCGAGAACCTTAACGCGCTGACCGATACCGCCGACATGGTGGTGGCGCTGGACCGGCTGCAGGCCATGGCACCGAAAGTCGAGAGCGTGTCGCTGGTGGTGGCCTGGTTCGGCGATGATCTGCGGGCAGGCAATTGCCAGGTGCGACCCGGGGTCGAGGTCACAGTCAAATCGACCACACCGTCGGCCTGGTCGGTGAACGGCGTCAGCCGCGCCAATGCCTTTCTCGTCAGCCGCGACGATCAGGATCGCCCTGTCTATGGCGGCACGCCCGCTGATTTCGCAGTGGTGCAGGCCATCCGGGAGATGAAGGCACGCGGGCTGCGGGTCACCTTCTATCCGTTCATCCTGATGGATGTGCCGCCCGGCAACACGCTGCCGAACCCGTTTTCCGACAACGCCGCCGAGACCGGCCAGCCCGCGTTTCCCTGGCGCGGCCGGATCACCTGTTCTCCGGCTGCTGGGTACGCCGGATCGGTGGATAAGACTGCCACCGCCGCGACGCAGGTCACTGCGCTATTCGGCGCGGCTACGCCCGCGAACTTCAGCGTCTCGGGTCAGTCTGTTTCGTGGACCGGGCCATCCGGCGAATGGGGCCTGCGGCGCACGGTGCTGCACTACGCCCATCTTTGCGCGGCGGCGGGCGGGGTCGATGCCTTCCTGATCGGCACCGAGATGCCGGGGCTGACGAAGATCCGGTCGGGAGCCAGCACCTATCCCGCCGTGCAGGCTTTTCGCGATCTATTGGCTGACGTGCGCTTCATCCTCGGGTCGGGCACGAAGATCGGCTACGCCGCCGACTGGTCGGAGTATTTCGGACACCAGCCGGGCGACGGCTCGGGCGACGTGTTCTTTCACCTCGATCCGCTCTGGGCCGATCCGGAGATCGATTTCGTGGGGATCGACAACTATATGCCGCTCTCCGACTGGCGCGACGGGTTTGAGCATGCCGATGCGGCCGAGGGCTGGCCCGCGATCTACGACCGGGCCTACCTGCAGAAGAACATCGCGGGCGGCGAAGGCTTCGACTGGTTCTATGCCAGCGCGGCGGACCGTTCTGCGCAGGTCCGGACCGCGATCACCGATGGCGCGGCG